CTCAATTATTCTTACCCATTTCAAGTAGGTTATAGCTTGCACTGAGTTAGAGAGTTCCAATGCACTGCTGGCTGCTGAGGATATACTAGCAACCTCTAAATCATCTGCCTGAAATAGCGAACTACCGCAGTTTGATATGGATAGCATTCTTTTATACGCAGCAGATGCTCTGATTCCTTTCGCATAGTGTTGCCTGAGCATGGTAATCCGATACTTACTGACAACTGTCTGCGAGGCTTTAAGTATCAAACCGAATCCCCTAAAATGGTCTTGCAATTCTTCTAATTTTTCATTAATAATGGACTGAGTAGGGTTGACCAAAGTGATAACTGCAGATATATCATCTGAATAGACAGCTTCCTCCACTAAATCTATAGTTGTCAATTCAGGTATCAGTTTAACTACTAGTGTGCTATGCAGTGTCCAGATTGGATTATACCAACCTTCAATCCCTCCCAGTTGCCCTTCTAGACTGTAAGCATCATCTGTGTGAGTGAATGCATAGAATACATGAAGGTTGTTGAACAATGTGGCAAGTGACGGAAATACATCAATGTTGTATATCAGGCCGATAGATGTTATGAGGTCCATAGTATTTCCAGGCTGCATCGATTGGTTGTGACCTTCAATATCAGCTAAGAGACTGTACTTATCAGGGTCAAGCAACTTTTGCGCCATCCTGTGTAGCTTCATCTTTCGCTTCTTGTCTGATTCAGTTACTAAATTTCCATCAAAGTAGCTCAAGACGTGTTCGCAATGACGCATATATCTTGAAATCGTCTGCTTACCTTCTACTGTAAACATACCGAATAAGCGGCCTTCTAATTTCTGCTCTCGTTCTTTCTGTTTAAGCATGGTGGCATACTGAGTATCATATGCGATTTGTCCTTGATACATGTGGTTGATGCTCTGTGGATTCTTTGCTCTTGCGTGAGTTTTTGGCATCTCCCAATAGCCTACTTTCTCTTGACGCATTATGTAGTCTAACTCCTTCACAGAGCACTTTAGAGAATGGTCCCCAGCTTTCAAGCAAGCTCGCTTATCTTTGGCGTGTTCTATAGGGTTGCCTGTGAATACAGAGTCCTCTGTATCATATGGTCGAATAGCATACCACCAGATCAGGGGCTTAGTTTTGCATACTGCAGATTCTTTTAACTTGAATGA